GATTTACCTTTTACTTTTATATGTGTTTATCAAAATTCTTAACAAACAATGTCTAATACACTATCAAAAACAGGTATAGTTCCAGGAGGTATAATCCAAGCATCTTATGTTTCACAAAGCATTGATGCTTTTACAGGTGTAGCTCCTTATAATCTTATATTAAATGGAAATTTTTATATTAATGGGATAACAAGTACTACTAGTACTGTAGGAGGAGCAGGTATTTTTTATGGTCCATTATATGATACAGCGTCTTATGCTATAACCGCATCTCATGTTAATTTAATAGATACCCCTACTACTTGGTCACAATATGCTACATCAGCATCCTATTCTGAAGGAGTATTAAGTAATAATGTTCCTACTTCTCAAACATCTTCTCTTCAACCAAGTGTTATAATTGCTGGTAGGGGAACTATTTTACAAGGTGAAGATGTTTTTTCAGTATCTAATTCCTTTTTTAATGAAAAAATATTAAATGATAATGTTTGGGTAACTTTAACTCAAAAATCCCCATATCCTTCTTTAAATTCTAATTATTCAACAACATGTGTTATACCTCAAACTATATCCGCAGATACATTAGTATTTTCAACAGTAAACGGACCTGCACTTGTTGATTTAACTTTTGATTTTATAATAATGGTACAACGATAAACAATGGCAAATATATTAAGTAATTCCGGTATAGTTAATGGTCAACAAGTTACAATTAATGAAATAACTCAAATTATAGATATTTTTAATAATACTACTCCTAGTGATGTTAATCTTGATGGTGAATTATTTACAACAGGTAGTGGTACCTTTATATTAGCATATGGTGGTTTTACAGGAGGTAGATTACAAGGGATAGCTACAAATGCAATTTCAGCTTCATCAGCATCAACAGGTATTTTAACTTACAATTCAGCATCATATGCTGTAACATCATCTGTTTTTGTACCTTTAAAAACTAATATTGTAGTTGGAACATCTTCATTATATCCAACTGGATTAATCTCAGGATATGGTCAAATACTACCAGGCACAACAACAACTATTATTACCGGTTTAACAGAATTAATAGGAAAAGAAATGGATACTACAGGACGTAGTGGTTCGGTTTTTGTAGCAATGTTCCAAAATAATACTAATTTAGGAACTGGTTTTGATTCTACTACTGTTGTGGTACCTTATGCATTATCAAGTTCAAATTTAACATTTAGAACAAAAGATGGAGCAAATGTTGATAAACCAGTAACATTTAATTATATTATCACCTACGCTTAATATTTATAATAAAATAAATTTATGACAACACACGTTTTAACACAAGAAGAGTTACAAGAAATTAAAGATTTTCAAGATAGACGCCAAATACTTATGCAACAGTTTGGTGTTATTGAATTCAATATTCAAGATTTAGAATCACAAAAACAACAATTAATAGCTGAATTAAATAATTTAAAACAACAAGAAATTCAGATAGGTTCTAAATTACAAGACAAATATGGTGAAGGAACCATTAATATAGATAAGGGAGAATTTACAAGTAACTCTTAGTTTTTTGAATAGTTCTGCAATATTTATAACAAAACTACAAAACTAAATTCATTTAAAACATGGCAGAAACATTAATTTCCCCTGGTGTACTAGCAAGAGAAAATGACCAGTCATTTATTACCCAGAATCCGGTAACCGTTGGTGCAGCTCTTATAGGTCCTACAGTAAAAGGACAGGTAGAAATACCAACAATCGTTACTTCATATAGTGATTACCAACAAAAGTTTGGTACTACATTCACTAGTGCAAGTAATGTTTACACTTATTTTACTTCAATAGCAGCATTTAATTATTTCGCTAATGGTGGTGAAACATTGTTAGTATCAAGAGTTGTAAGTGGTACATTTACAGCAGCACAAGCCTTAGATGGAGCTACAGGTAATCCAACTATTAGTAGTAGTGTTAACTCAGCATCACTTCAATTATCTACATTATCTAAAGGTATAATCATGAACAGCAGTTCAAGTTTAGATACGGCAGGTGCTTTAGCTAGCGGTTCAGCAGATAATGTTAGATGGCAAATTGTTAACTCAAATACCGGTTCAGGTACTTTTGATTTATTAATTCGTCGTGGTAATGATAATACTTTAAATCCTACAGTATTAGAAACATGGACTAACTTATCATTAGATCCATTTGCTCCAAACTATGTATCAAAAGTATTAGGTGATTATGTTCAAAACTATAATTCAACAACAAATCAAATAGAAATATCTGGTTCTTTCCCTAATAGAAGTGCTTATGTACGTGTTTCAAATGTACCTAATCCAACTCCTCAATATTTTGATAACGCAGGTGTTGCAAAAGCAATATATAAAGGATTTATACCAGCAAACGGTAGTGGTTCATTTGGTAATGCTACTGGTAATTTATTTACAAATGGTTCTACAGCATTTTACAATCAAATTACATCAGCAACTCCTGTAAATAATGTACAAGGTATCCCAAGTGCAAGCTATGATAACATGATTGCTTTAATGGCTAATCAAGATGATTATAGATTCAACGTATTATTAGCACCGGGTTTGTTTAATAATTTACAAACTTCTCAATGTACTAGTATTATTAATAATACTCAAAATAGAGGAGATAATATATTTGTTTTAGACCTAGTAGCATATAATGGTTTAATAGCAGATGCAACTACACAAGCACAATCAAGAAATACTTCATACGCCGCTTCATATTGGCCTTGGGTACAAACACAAGATCCAGATTCAGGACAAAATGTTTGGGTACCAGCTTCAACAATGATTGGTGGTGTTTATGCTTTCAATGATACCGTTGCAGAACCTTGGTTCGCACCAGCAGGTATTAATAGAGGTGGTTTAAGCACAGTAATCAGAGCAGCACAAAAATTATCACAATCAAATAGAGATACATTATACACAGGTAAAGTTAACCCAATCGCTACTTTCCCAGGAACTGGAGTTGTAGTATACGGTCAGAAAACATTACAAACAGCAGCTTCTGCTCTTGATCGTGTTAATGTTCGTCGTTTGTTAATTGCTCTTAAATCTTATATTTCTCAAGTTGCTCAAAACTTGGTATTTGAACAAAATACAATCGCTACAAGAAATCAATTCTTAAGCCAAGTTAACCCATACTTAGAAAGTGTTCAACAACGTCAAGGTTTATACGCATTTAGAGTAATTATGGATGATTCAAATAATACTCCTGATGTAATTGATAGAAACGAGTTAATTGGTCAAATTTATATCCAACCAACTAAAACTGCAGAATTCATTTACTTAGATTTCAACATTTTACCAACTGGAGCTACTTTCCCTGGATAAGGGAAGGTAGTTACCTTTTATAACTCACTAATATTTATAACAAGAAATAAATAAAACAAAACATGGCAGTATTAGATCCAAACGAAATATTTTTTACCGCGTTTGAACCGAAGCAAGCGAATAGATTTATCATGTACATTGATGGTATCCCTTCGTATGAAATTAAAGGTGTAGGTGCGGTTACATTAACTCAAGGTACAGTTGCTTTAAATCACATTAACGTTCAACGTTTTGTAAAAGGCAAATCAACTTGGGGACAAATCCAATTTACATTATTTGACCCAATTACTCCATCTGGCGCTCAAGCTGTAATGGAATGGGTACGTTTACACCACGAATCAGTAACTGGTCGCGATGGTTATTCTGACTTCTACAAGAAAGATTTAACATTCGATGTATTAGGCCCTGTAGGTGATATCGTATCAGAATGGATCATTAAAGGTGCTTTAATTACTGAAGTAAACTTTGGTGAATATAACTGGGATACAGAAAACACAGCAGTTAACATTCAAATGACAGTACAACCTGACTACTGTGTGTTAAACTTCTAAGAAATAATAAAATAAATACAAGAAAGCTCGCATTTTTTGCGAGCTTCCTTTATTTTCATATATTTATATATGACAACAAAATGTTATTAAAAATTAATTTATGGAAGAAAACAAATTTAAATTCCCCACAGAGATGGTGGAATTACCTTCAAAAGGTTTAATTTACTCTAAAGACAATCCTTTATCAAGTGGTACTATTGAAATGAAGTACATGACTGCTAAAGAAGAAGATATCTTAACTAATCAAAACTATATTAAACAAGGTATTGTTTTAGAAAAACTATTAAAATCACTTATTGTTTCTAAAATAGATTACGATGATTTGATTGTAGGTGATAAAAATATGGTAATGGTAGCGGCACGTATTTTAGGATATGGTAAAGATTATTCTTTTAAATTAGGAGATGAAACTATAACTGTAGATTTAACTGATTGCCCTACTCGTTATTTAGACGAGTCTAATTTAATTGAACCTCATGTGAATTCATTCGAATATACATTCCCTTCATCAGGTAATAAAATTACGTATAAATTATTAAATAATAAAGACGAAAAAAATATCCAAGCGGAATTAGAAGGTTTAAAAAAGATTGATAAAAATTCATCAGCTGAATTATCTACTCGTTTAAAATACATGATTACATCGGTTAATGGAAATTCTGATAAAAAAGATATTAGAGAATTTGTTGATAATTTCTTATTAGCTAAAGACTCTAAAAACTTCAGAGACCATTTACGTACTACCCAACCAGATATTGAACTAATTAGTAAATATACTAATGCCGAAGGTGTTAAGGAGGACATCAACA